GTTGTTGATGCTGTAGCATTTTGAAAATGTGGATTTTCGTCTAAAAAAGATCTTACTAGAGAGTCAACTCCCCAAGCAGTACCTTTGTCATCATAACGAACATTTCCGTCATTGTCTAATACTTCAATATCTCCTGAGTCATTCAATCTTACAGAATTAATCAACAAGTTTTTAACCTGTTCAGGATTAACACTTTTATATTTTGCCGCCGCGTTAAGCAACGGTGAGTTAACCTTGTATTCTTTGATGATTGAATCTCTCTGAGAGATTTCAGCATCTTTTTTAGCGGCTAAATCCTGTAGTGTTTTCTCAAATTCACCACGTTTTATTTGTTGTTCTTGTTGACGCTTTTCAGCATCAGCTTTCAACTGACGTAGTTCTTCTGGATCGCCTAGATCCTCATACTGTCTTGTTAGTTTACGTTCAATACTGCCTTTCATTCGAGCCATCATGTCGTCAACTTCTTTTTGTGTATAAGACTTGCTAGTAGTTTGATTTTCCACTGCCTGAGTTTCTGTTTCTTTTGGGGAAGTCTCAGTTACTTCCGGAGCCAATGTTTGTTCGGTCATTGTACCTCGCCTCCTATGAGTATGTTATTATTTATCTTCAAAAAATCCAGCTATTTCTGGATGTAATTGCTTGATTTGTTCGTCTGTATATCCCTGTTCAATCATAGATCTCATATGACTAACCATGTCATCTCCCGATGTCATTGGTGTATGTGTCATATCAGTGTCTGTTGCTTGTCCTAGGACTTCTTCAACGTCCTCATCAAGTAGTTCTACTAAACGCTCATCTACAATTCTCAACAATTTAGGATTACTTGCTGTTTCTTTAGCAACCTTTAACTGTTGGTATTCTGTTTGAGTGTCTCGTATGTTAAATGAACCTGGATAGTCAATATAACCATCCCAAGTTCTGTCATAGTACATACAGAAGCAACGCCAAAGCTGTTCTTCTGCTGTTTCTAAGTTATCCGCCTTCTCGGCTAATCTAGCATTAAGAAGTTGGAATTCTGTTTCAAGAGCGGCACCTGATAGTGTTCTAGTTTCTCTTGCTCTAACACCACCTATGTTTGCCATCTTGTCAATGGACTCTACAATTTCTGTTATAGAGTCTAGTATGCTTTTTACACTAGCACCATCATATGATAATAGATATGGACGTAAGTTAGGATCTAAATCATTTGGTACTTGTATAATCGAACCAGGACCTGAACTACCACCTACTACATCAGGTGTCATAACAACTGATGGATGTGAGTCTAGTCTAATTGATTCCTCTAGTTCCGCATATAAGTTATAAATTCTTCTTTGAGCATCCGCGATGTCATTAACATCACTAGTACCAACACCTCTTACTAGGCCTTTTTTAGCATACACAGGTATACAAGGTATTTTGCCTAATTGGTTTGCTTCTATTTGGCTGTCAAGTATAACAGGTTTTCTTTCTTCAGTGTGTACAGTTGTAGTTCTAATCTCGTCTTCAGTCCATTCTTTAATAACTTGTACATCACCATTTACATCTTCTACATATTTGATATACTTTAACATATACTTGCCTGAAGGTGTTCTTTCGTACTGCCAGTCTAACATTGACAGTGGTGTAATAATGTTTACATATGGTCTAGCACCTACTACCATTTCGTCTGCTCTAGTAAGAGCACCTACATTTGGTTTTGTAAGTATCAGCCAACAATGTCCAAACACAGTTGACCATTGACTTGCTGTTTTCATAACAACATCAAGGCTTTCGCCTTCATGGTTAGCATCTAGTAAAAATTCTTCTGCTTCTGGTAAGTTTGACAGACTACCTAAATCTCTTGTAGGCTCTTGTCTAAACAGAAAGCTGTTGTACACATTAGTAACACCTTGTACATGATTGTCTAGGTGTGCTATGTGTAGTCTTTGATTGTATTCTTGGTCTTGTTCTAGATTGTATCTAGTAAGGTGAGCACCATCTCTGTATGATTCTCCACCTATGTACGACTCTAGCAAATACTGCCATTGTGGTCTCATATCACTATAGATTGAATTACCACTGACCAGCGATTCTACTTGAGTTTCATATATGTTTGCTTGGCTCATTAGTAGGCTCCTATCTTATGACTCCAACGGCTTGGTTGCTGAGGAGTAAATTGTTTTCTAACAGGATATAGATAATCAACCATATATCTTACACAGTCACACAAGTGTGAGTAGTCCACTGCTCCATCCTTTTCTGGGATCATAGTTCCTTCCTTGTACTGCCAACGATCCATTGATTCAATTGTTTTTTTACAATTTGGATCAAAGTATAACTTTCGTTCGCCATTGGCATTTTTAAGTAAACTGTTAACAGCATTTACAGTATCTCTTACCGGTGTATGTCTGTTCGGAGCCTTTACAATAAATCCTGCGTTTGCTAATATACTTATGTCAGAACGGCCTGCGGCCGATGATTTCATGGCTTTAGCACTTGGATCTGGCATCACAAAGATTTTTTGTGTTGGATATCTATTCCTTATTTCTTGTACCATTTCATCTGTGTTACTTGATGTTATAACTATTTCATCGAAAGCGTGTAAGCCTGTTTCTGTTTTGGCAAAGATAACAGCCGTCATAAATCCAACGTTGAAATCCTGTCCTATCATTATTGTTCCTGGTACTCCGTTTGTCCAAGGTTTAACACACTCAGCAACATCAAAATTATACATGATTTTGTTGCCTGATTCTACAAAGTCAGCTAACATTTCTTGAGCAAATGTTCTACTGTCTAATAATTCTTTTGATTCTTCAATCTCTTCTTCAGTAACAAATCCGCCTTCGGCGGTTGTTACCTTCCAACTATCCCAGTCGGAATCAGTTTGGCCTTTGTTGTACAATTCATAGAACCAATTTTTGCCTTTGGGAGTTCCCGCTACTAATAAGTGGCCTTGAGTATCTGCCAAACTAGGCCTTAGTACTTCATAGAATGTACTAGGATGTATATCAGCGGCTTCGTCCAGCACTAGGAAGTCAATAGCACGACCTCTTAGACTGTCTCTGTTATCACTACCTTTTAAACTTATAACTGAATTGTTTTTCAAGTGTACTGTAAGTTCTGTTTCATGCTTTTTAGCAATCCATCTTAGGTCTCCCAGTATGTCTGTTAGTTTGTGCCAAACAATTTCTTTTGACATTCTGTAACTAGGTGACACATACCATATAACCTTGTTTGGTTGACTAGCATACTTAATCATTTGTCTTATAGCCATTGTAGTTTTACCACTACGACGACCAAAGCACATGACTTTCCATCTTTTTTCGGATTTTGCAACGGCTTTTTGAGCCTCTGATAGCGCCATTAAGAAAGATCCTCGTCCTTGAATGGAAGAGGTCTATCTTGATCAATTAGTTCTGTGTGGTCAACTCTAGGCTTACCAATTATTCTATCCCATACTGCCGCAAAAGCAATAGGATCACCTTTGTCTTGAGCCTTTTGTAATAATTTATAAGCGGCATTGTGTAGTTCTGCTGTCCAAATTGCTTGGTATTCTTCAGTAACCTGTTTCATAGCCTGTCTCATAGCTTTACGACTTGCTCTTGCTTTGAGATGTTCATCTCTTTCTTCTGGTGTCAGTTTGGCTAAGAACTCTCTGTAGCCACCATGTTCGCCTGGCTTCCAACAGTCCTTGTGCCTTTTTGGATTAAGATTGCTCATTTTGCCATTCATCCACTATATCGTTAGCATCCAATATACATTGTACTGTATAAGGATCAATATAAAGTTCACCATTCCATGCTTCAGTTTGGTGGTTGCTAACAGAATCACTGTTAGTTTCTGTCTTTTCTTCCGGTTCTTTAGCAATTTTTTGGTGGTTTTGTTCCATGGTTTCTCCCAAAGTATTTATACAATTTCATTTGACATATATAAAAAATGGTGTTATAATAAATACTTATACTTAGGAAGTAAAATGGCAAAAAACAAAGAACAACAACTTGTGGGAAAGTAATATGAAGACGACTAAGATAATAAACCAATTAATAACAGGAGAAATATATGGAACAAAATATTCCAAATACTTGTGGTAATGCTTTTGTGTATGACAATACACCAATAAGCAAAAATGCCAAATACGATCATGGATTTTTCAATCCAACAATACTAGATAATCCTAGAGCAAAACCTGATTCAATTGAATCAAACACATTCAAAGCAAAAAGACTAGAACATGGTAAGCAAGTAGGTGAAATGAAAGCAGTTTGGCAAACAGCACGAAACACAGAAAGATACCATGAAGAAATAAAATATCATGTTAAAAAATGGCATGAAATAT